AAGGATAGCACCGAGTAGATCCGCACGGCTCTGATACCTTATAGGTTAGCCCGTAAAGCGTACACACTGATCGGCCTAATGTGGCCAATAGTTTGGCGGGTAGCACCGCCGGATTATTAAAGCAGATTCGCAATAGTCTGCTTTACTAATCCCAACACTAACCTAAGAGAATATCACCATGACTAAAAAAGAAATCACTTCAAAATTCTACGCCATGATGCAAACTTATATCGATCTAATTAAACACGCTAAATCGAATCACGATTTTGATCAGCAAATGGTATATGAACATAAATTGAGTGCAGTAAAAGCAACTGCATTATTTACGTTAGGCGCTAAATACTACGACGAATTAGACCTTAAACAAATGAGATATTCCGGCCAGATCCGCCCAACATCTAAGTAAGCTTATCGATACCATTGTCCAGCAGTGGTATCTGTTAAACTTATTTGCTACACTAACGCAACTATCACGCTATCGGAGCAATACCCTATGCAATTATCACTAGACTTTGACACTGTAATGAGATCACCACTTATCAACGCCGCCGCTTGTAAATGGGCGGTTGAACATTGGGATTATCTAACCAAAACAGATACGCCTTTAATCAATGTTAACAGCTCAACCAAGATTGAAAAGGGCGAAAAGCTCGACGTATTCACCGGGATTTTATACCTAAAGCCCGCCGATCAAGTAACGACTAAAACCATATGCGCCGCCGCCGATCTAATGGGCTGTAAAAAGGGCTGTTTAATATCGTCCGGGCAACTAGGCAAAAAGGCCGGTTCCAATGCCGCCACTAAGCGCACCATTATGTACGCCTTGCAACCTGAGCTGTTTTTAAAGCACCTCAAAATCGAAATTATGCGCCACGAATTGAACCACGGCGACAAACTAGCGATCCGATTGAACGGCACCAGTGATATTGATTTTTCTGATCTAATCGCGTCAATGCCAGACGTGCAATTTTATGACTATACCAAGATCTACGCCCGCTACCTTAACAATGATCTAGCGAATTATGATCTGACTTTTAGCGGGTCTGCTAACAATACCAAGTCGCTAGAAATAACCGCCCGGGCAATCCGTGCTGGAATGCGAACCGTCCTAGCCATCAACACCGCCGAAAGCAAAGGCGAATATAAATTGCCCGAATCACTCGGTCTTATTCCGCTGGTTAATATGGACGATACCGACGTGCGTTTTAAGGATGCCGCCGACGCTGTAGGCGTATTGAAGCGCAAGGGCTCAAACAAACAAACACGCGCCGCCGACGAACAACGCGACGGATTCTTTTTTAATCAATCCAACATCAACAAACTAGCCGCCATGGTTGCGGCTTAATGGGAGAGTACTATCATGCAGTCATATTACGACATCAACGTCAGCTACAACGGACACCATTTTTTCGCTACCAGTGACCGATCCTGTACCACTATGCACCACGCCCAACTGGTCTATTTGGCACTAGCCGAAAAGTTTCCAGAGTCCGACGGCTACAAAATCACCACGACTTATTGGGAGTCATCAGGCGAGCGTATCGAACACCTATCGACCACTAAAAAGGGAGAGAAATTCTAATGACTAACTGGATCACGACAGACGAGCGCATCGACGCATCAATCATGGCGCTAGATATTAGCGACGAATTTATGGCCAATAAGTTTTTAAACGGAGAGGAAATCTGGGAGGAAATCTGGGTCAACGGTAAGGCTTTTGATCTCAATATCTGGGAGGAAGATTTTGACCCGGACGTAGACGAGCGCACGTCGCCTGTACACGTCTCAGTTTACCCGACAATTGAAAACGAAAACGGATACCGAGAGACTGATACCAGTGAATTTCTAAGACTTCACACGATAAAAAGGGGCATTGCCTAATGACTAACCAAGAAATAATTTACTTCTACGATAGCAATATCAGTTTAACTCTGGCACAATTGTCAGGCATCACTGGGAAAACTATTCCCCAACTCAAGAAAATTTTACTTAACTAAAAGAGACTAAAACCATGCTAAATTTAATCGCAAAAGCTTCACCTAAAAACGCTTCACGTATTGTCCACGCCGCCGCTAAGATGGCAGAGAAACTGGGCGCAACTGTACGCCGAGATAAGGACTCAACCCGCTATTTTATCGCCAATGGCTCCGACCATTACATACTGGCGGCACGTTCTAAGCGCAAACGCGAATGCGGCACAATCGACGGCGACACCTACCGAGCGCATCACGCAGGCTACCTGTCCCTGTACAAGGAACACGCCAAACCCACGCGCCATATGTGGGACGTTCAACAGCGCGACCGAGGCGAATAACTAACCGGCCATGGATGGCTCATTACTGGAGATCACTATCATGTTACCTGCACACCACCACCTGCTCAAATGGGCAACCCGCCGAGGCTTCACTGTCGAGGTCGTATCTGAAGATGAGGTCGATTACACCGGCACTAAATGGCTCGAGGCTGTCGATGCTGTCGAGGCCGTAGAGGAAGGCCAGATCTACCTTAAAAAGCCCGGCTCTGGCACTAGCGGCTATCTGGCTGGCTTTAACTTTATCCTAGAATGGAATGATGCACCCGATGAGACTATTTCAGATTGGGGTATAAACGACATCACGATTGCATGGGATATGGAATACACCGAACACTGCAAGCGTTACCCAATCAACACTGAATTTTCACGGAGCAATAACTAATGCAACTTTTTGAGAAACTGTTTGTCTATACTGTAACTTTTATCGGCATGGCGGCTTCTGTCGCCCTAGTCCTATCAATGGCAATGCTACTAATCAACGGAGAACCCACAGCATGAGCGAACCATACTACACCTTTATCTGTAACCCATACCCACGCGACGGCGAAGAAATACCCGGCGTTCCATCCATCCAGAACATTATGCACATCTACGACCGAGACCTAAACCAAGCCGAGCTACTTGCAAGCTTCCAAGATTTTATGCAGGCCAGCGGCTACGCTTTCAACGCTAACGAAACTTTACAGGTGATCCTCGATGAATAAAAAAGACTTACTGATCCTTTTACTGGGTAGCATCCTGCTAGTCACTGTAGTAAACTGCACCCACGCCGGAGAATACTTAGACGGCTACGAATATCCAGATGATCCAGTACCAGAACCTGCACCTGATCTCACTGTCGAGGTCTGTAAGCCTCTAGGCGAGGTTCAGGCGCGTGAGGCATACTTTGAACGCCTTTGGTACTTTGTTAATGAGATCGCAATTGAGCAGGTACTAGAGGAACAACGCCTCGACTACCTAAAAGCTGAGAAGGAATTAGAAAATAATGTCGATGTATATTGAACCAAAACCAATTATGGATGTCGGACTTGAGCCAATTGAGGTTGCTATACGGCGTGAGCATACCCGCATCCAAGATGTCGAGTTTGATACAGGCACTATGCCTAGTAAATACTATCACGATTGGCTACGGGCAGAACGCGCCCGTGGTGTCGTGAGTATACCCACAAATATATAGAGGTATTACCTATGCAAGGAATGACACACGGGGGCAAAGGCTCAGGCCAGCGCCCCACCAATAAACAAAAATTTGAAGAGAATCACGATAAGATTTTCAGGAAGAATAAACCTATGGATTATCAACCAGAAGAAGTACGCAACGAATGGGAGTCAGCAGGCGACCAATTTGAATGGGGTACTGAGACCTACGAGCTGATGTTTAACACCGCTACCGGAGAACATAAGCATTACAACCACACCACAGACACCTTTGAGAATTTCTAGTTATCCACAGACAGATTGGATTCAGGATTCAAGTCAAGTAAATAAAGTGATTCAAATTGAATCGATAGTTCTTGACCTTCCTCCGCAACCGAAGTAAATGCCTTGCAACGAGAGGAAACAAATGTTAATTAAATTACTAAATAACGAAATAGCAGTAGGTTGGTGTTTGTATGGGAGGTATTTAATACCAAGAGTCTGCAAAAAAGGGGCTGATTTATTTATCAGCTGGTTAGGGGGTTGTATTGTCTGGTCGAGACTTACTAGAACATCTAAGGATAATAAACGAGTTTAGAAAGTTTGACCCGTGGGTCGGCGTTCAAACTGTTTACTGCTTTTTACTTATAGCGCAAAACGTATTTGTTATGGGTAAGGATATGCGAGTAATGGACATTGGTGCATTAATGGATACGTCCAGCGCCAGTGCAAGCAGGAACATGAGGTGGCTTGTCGATCACGAGCTGGTCTCACTGTACGAGAACCCGGACAGGCGTATTGAGAAGTTTGTCGAGGTAACTAAAAAAGGTCGAGCATTAGCTAGGAGGATTAGGATATGAGTATATTGTTGGAAGCTTTCGTGTTTACAGTTGTTTGTATTAGCGTCGGAAGCGGAATTACTACTTTAATGGAGGTGTTTCTATGAGTATAAAACCATGGAGAGCCGGGTATCAGGTATATGTTACCGCTAACGGAAAGAAGTACAGGAAGACAGTCAGCACTGAAGCCGACGCAAAGCTGCTTGAAGCTAAGTGGCGACACGCTCTATCCCTTGATCAAGATCCGTACAAGGTTGAGATCAACGATCAGACAGGCGTGGTATCAAGCGTAGATCTAATCACAGCTATGAACAAAACGTATGATAAGTATTGGCGAGGTAGTAAGAACGAGCCTGCTGTTATTAATCTAATGCGAGCTGTTCAGACTTACTGGGGTAAGAACATCGCCCTGAACCGCATCACCACCACGGCTATTGAAGATTGGGTTGAAGAAATGAAGGAGACTAAAGCTAACGGCACGATCAATCGCCACCTTGCAATACTCCGTAAGACTCTTAAGTGGGCATACCACAACGACCATATCAACAAGGTTCCGCACATCGAGACACAGAGCGAGGTCGATACTGAGCGTCTGGTCTGGTACACGGAAGAAGAAGAGGCGGCTATCCTATCTAAGTTTAAGGATTTGGGTGAGGAATACCTACACGACTATGCCATAGTGTCCGTAGATACGGGTATGAGGGCATCGGAAGTGCTGAAGTATAACCCGACGCTTGTACCGCTAAAGGCTGTTAGAAAGGACGGGAGTAAGGTTCACGGCGTTCACGTATCACAACGTAAGAACGGCAAGCCCCTGATCGTACCGCTTACTAAACGAGCTGAGGCAATCCTACGCAGTCGTAAATTCTCCACTAACGTACACGACTACCAGCACCGCAAGGTCTGGGACAGGGTACGGGAGGAGCTGGGACTGACGGATAAGTGCTGGCACACTTGGAGACATACGTGCGCTACCCGGTTGGTACAGCGTGGACTGCCCATCGAGCGGATACAGAAGTGGATGGGACATTCTTCTATACAAACTACCCTTAAATATGCTAAATTGAATCCGAACAATTTGGTCGAGGGTGTTGACCTTTTGGAGGAATAAGCTTGGTGTCCTGTGGTGTCCTACGGTGTCCTAATCGAGACTATTCTCAGAGAGTATATGCCCATAAAACGGCTGAAATCTGGGAATGGCCTCGTGGTGGAATGGTAGACACAAAGGACTTAAAAGACTATACGTCCTTTCACCGCATCCGTAGTAACTTACAAATAAACACAAGCAACACTCGCAATAAAGATAAAGTCCTTTGCTCCGCTATCGTAGGTAGATATGAGTAAAGCCACCAACACCGCATATGGTGTCCTACATCGAGGAATTATTATGGCAACAGTGGACGAACAGATCGAGTTGGAATACCAGATGGTGCAGTCAGGCATCGAACGATATTCAAAACAACACTCAGATCTAATGGAGAAAAATTTAGGCAGTAAAACTAAACACGGACGTACTATCATCAAGGGCATCGTCGAGCCTTTGGAGATACAGATACAGAAACTATACGACGGCACAGCCACCCCCAGAAACATTTGTAGGAACTTAACAAAAGGGATGGACGCAGGTGCTGTTGCGTACCTTGCACTAGTTTGTGTTATTGATAACTTGGCTACATCATCAACACTCCTGAAGGTTGCCCGGTCGGTAGGCATTCAGGTTGAGACACAGAAGCGACTCGACGATTGGCTACACCTTGATGAGGGTGTCGCTAAGAACATGATTAAAGAAGCAGAGAAGAAGTCTGACAAAGGTTTCGACCACAAGCGCCACGGTCTGGATCACAAGATCAAAGCTGACGGACACGAGATCGCATACTGGACTAACGAGCAGCGTATACAAGTAGGCATCAAACTGATTGACCTGATCATTGAACACACCGGGATCATCAAGTTAGATAAGCGGATACAGAAGAACAAAACCATCTGGTACGTTCAACCTACTAAAGAAACTGTAACGTGGATCGAAGCGTTCAACGATACAAACTCAATCGCAATGCCAAGGTACTGTCCCTGTATCATTGAGCCGAGAGATTGGGATGACTTCTGGGGTGGTGGTTATCACTCGCAACACATTAACAAATTACCTTTTGTGAGGATACACGCATGAGACAAACTGCTAAGGATTACATCGACGCTTTAAAAGATAAAGACTTGTCACTTGAATACACTTGCGTGAACGCCCTGCAACGTACACCGTGGCGTGTTAATATGTTCGTAGTGGAGACACTAAGGGCGTGTTGGGACAGCGGTTACGAGTGGGAAGGGTTACCACCAAGAGATAACGTACCGTTACCTAAGTATCCGTTCAGTAAAGAGCCAAAGTATCTTAATGAGGAAGAAAAACTTCAGTTCAAACTGTTCAAATCACAACGTAACAAGATTCACACGTTCAATAACAAGAGTATGTCCCGGCGAATACAAGTTGAGAGAACTATTCAGCTTGCCGAGGAGTATTCTGAGATGGAAAAGATGTGGTATGTCTGGCAGTTAGACTTCCGTGGTCGTAAGTACCCGGTAGAGTCGTTCCTGTCGCCACAGAATGCTGACTATAGTAAAGCTCTGCTGGAGTTTGCTAACCCAGCTACTATCACAAACGACGACGAAGCTCGCTGGCTTGCTATTCACGGAGCTAACGTATTCGGTGTCGATAAGGTCAGCTTGGAAGATCGTGAGATGTGGGCATACATGAACGTGCAGAATGCTGTAGATGTTTACAACGACCCCATCAGTAATAAGTGGTGGCAAGAAGCAGACAAACCTTGGCAGGCATTAGCATGGTGTTACGAGTGGGCGCTGTACAGCAACGCTATGCAGTTTGGAGAGCATTTCGAGACACGCCTACCCTGTGCCAGCGATGGATCGTGTAACGGCTTACAACACCTCTCAGCTATGCTCAGAGACGAGGCCGGAGGCAAGGCAGTAAACCTACTACCTAGTCCGTTCCCTCAAGATATTTATAAGGACGTAGCGAACCGGGCAACCACGTTACTGATGGAAGCTAACACAGAACTGGGCAACCAGATTTTAGAGGTCGGTGTCTGTAGAAAGATATGCAAGCGCCCGGTGATGATCGTTCCGTATAGCGGAACACGTCACAGTTGCCGAGACTACATACTCGAAGCTCTGGCAGATAAGTGTAAAGGTAAGAACCCGTGGAACGATGACTTCTTTGAGCCTGCTAACTACTTAGCTGGTTTCGTATGGCAAGCCATCAACGAGGTAATTGTTTCTGCACACACTGTAATGGATTACATCAAGAGCATTGCTAAACTGTACTGTAACGTCGATAAGCCTTTCGAGTGGGTCACACCTACCGGGTTACTCGTTCGCCAGTCATACAGCAATACAAACAAGAAGAGGATCAAGACACACCTGAGTGGTTCTATTGTTAAACTCAACTACTCACAGCCTATCGAGAACTCTATTGATAAACGTAAAAGTGTTTCGGGAAGCAGCCCGAACTTAACTCACTCACTGGACGCTGCTGCTCTCACGTTCACTGTCGATAAATGTTTGAAGGAAGGAGTCACAGACTTTGCTATGGTACACGACAGCTATGGCACACACTCTCCCAATATGCCGCTACTCAATGATAAACTGCGAGAGGCTTTTGTGGAGATGTACGAAGAGAACGATGTGTTGCAAGATCTCTACGATTACGCAGTAACATCACTACCGGAGGGAACAGAGGTTCCACCCCCACCATCAAAGGGTACGTTAGATATTAGGAAGGTCTTAGAAAGCGATTACTTTTTCGCATGATTCTAAAGGTTCCCCTATAGCAAACCCCAAAGTTACATTAACTATATTAGATAAGGAAAAATACATGGCTAACAACATTATGGTATTGGAAGGATCAGCACAATGGGCTAAGGTCTTTGAACCTGATACGAAGTTTAACCCTCTGGGTGACTTTAGTATCAATCTTCAGATGACTGCCGCCGAAGCTGCTCCGATGTGTGAGCGACTAGAACAGCTAGTCCAAGCGAAGTTCAACGAAGCAGTCAAAGAGAAGCCTGCTCTGAAGAACACGCTGACCACCGCCGATGTCAGTAACGTAGTGTACGATAGAGACACTGGCGACGACACAGGTAATGTGGAATTTAAATTCAAACTAAAAGCTAAGGTGCAGAAACGTGATGGCACTTACTACGATCAGGAGCCTGCTGTTGTCGATGCAGGTAAGAAGCCTTTACCAAAGGATATGCTTATCGGTAATGGGTCTAAGGTCAAGGTAGCTTTTGAACCAATCACTTATGTGATGTCTTCAACCAAGAAGGTTGGTGTCTCACTACGACTTAAGGCAGTGCAGGTTATCGACCTCGTTGAGTACGGTAACAAAGCAACCAGTGTGTTCGACGAAGAGGATGGCTTTATTGCTCCTGCTTCTAACGACGACGCTGCCCCATTCGTAGAGGAGATTGCCGATGCCGCTGACTTCTAGGTCTACCTTAGAAGAACGTGTCCAACTAAACTTAAACGCCCGTGGGATAGCTTATGAGTATGAACCTTGTAAGCTACCCTACACGGTAACCCGCAACTATATCCCTGACTTAAAAATCGGGGATATTTACATTGAGGTCAAGGGATACTTTCGTCAAGATGCACAACGTAAGATGCGTAGCATGAAAGAGCAACACCCTGAGTTGGATATTAGATTCTTATTTCAAAGAGGAAACAGCACAGTGCAGGGAGCAAAGAAAAGAAAAGATGGAACAAAGATGACGTGCGCTGAGTGGGCAGAGAAACATAACTTTATATATGCAGAGGAGATTATCCCAGATGAGTGGTTCAGATAGCTACAGAATAGAGATTCAGATTTTAGACAATACGTCAGATGAAGGAGGCAACTGCGTGACTATATCAAAGCGTGGTCGCCAGCTTACCGTTGCTGATATTTCAGAGGCTTACACCGACGCATTAAAAGGTGCAGGCTTTTCAGATTTAGAAGTGAGTATTGATTAATGGAAAAACAGGAGAGTGAATTTATCATGCACACTCCTTGCACTAAGTGTGGCTCGTCAGATGCAAAC